TCAATTCATGGAGTGATATGGTAACCTACGACAATGCGTTCGTAGAAGAGTGGCTACGGTCCCCGCAGACATCTCTCTATTACTCACTTCAAGTGATGGGAGATACTCAAGATAAATCAGATGCCTATGCTGCCTTAGACCAGGAAGACATCGATGAGTATCTGAGTGACCTTTTTAACAATTCAGAAATCACCTGTGACTGTCAAGAATGAGTCCAACTAAAGGCAACATTGATCTACAAATTAAAAAACCAATTAAAAATAAAGATGGCACCATTAGCACTGTCCGTACTATCGGAATTGAAGCAGATGGTGCATACATCAATATTCCAACAGTGATTGGTGGTAAGGTAGTTTCTGACAAAGAGGCTGTTGACCATTATCGTAGAACTAGAAAACATCTTGGTAAATACAAGACAAGAAACGAAAGAGATGCAGCTGCTAGACAATTGTCCAAAGATCAAGGAAGAAAGTACAGCCGATGAACCCTTACGAGAAACTACAAAACAGAAAAAGAAAGTGGACACCAGTCCAGACGACTGCCGGATTATGCAAGGCAGGAGCGGAAGAGACGGTACTCCGTGCTCTTGCGTTACGACATATGGAACTACCTGTGGGAGATTTTATCCGTGATGGATTGGCTACCGACGTACCAGAACTATCGAGGGAGTTATTGGAATCCAATGTCAAAGACGAAGAAAACCACGACTTGGCACTTGGTTACATTGCCAATGCTTACGGGGTTGATCAAAAAGCTGAGGCTGAAGCGTTACGGTTACGTGATGCTTGGACAGCGCATCCGGATCATACGATCCTNNAATGCCGATAAATATTTAGATAGAAAATTTTGGCTAGATTCTAGTGATCGTTTAATGTATGAAGGTAAAGCGCCACAGCTTTCCGACACACGATCAGCTAGGATGCCAGCGTTCTTTGAACACTCGAATGTAAACCTACCTCAATATGCTTGATCCTATCTTTGCACCAAATTTAGAGTTAGTAATAGAAGAGTTAGATCAGTTATTCCCTGACAAATATCCTGACTACCTGCTCTCTGATAAAGAGATTTGTTATAGAGCTGGTCAGGTTTCTGTCATTAGATACTTAAAAGAAAAATTCATTGAGGATTAAGACTATGTGTTTTGGAGGAGGATCACGTCCATCAGCCCCACCACCACCACAGGCCCCACCACCACCAGCGCCTGTTCAGAAAATAGATATACCTACGCCTAAACCTACACCACCAGCAGAGGGTATTAAAAAGGAAGAGACTAAGGTAAAGACCAAGACACCTACTGCTAAGAAGCGTGAACGTATGCGTACGGGTACTGCATCCTTACAGACTGCTCCTGGTCAAGGTTTGAACATCGGACAAGGTAACTAATGAAAAGTGCACGGCAACGCTATCACGAATTAACGAGTGGCCGTACTGCATTTCTTGACATTGCACTTGATTGTGCTAAGCTTACAATCCCAACCCTGTTGATGCATGAGGAGACTACAACCGATTACACTCGGTTTAAAACTCCTTGGCAATCAGTAGGAGCAAAGGGGGTAGTGACTCTATCATCTAAACTGATGTTAGGATTGCTGCCTCCTTCTACTTCATTCTTTAAGCTACAGCTCGATGACTCCAAGTTAGGAGTTGAGATTCCTGCTGAAGCAAAGAGTGAGTTGGATCTAAGCTTTGCTAAGATTGAGCGTATGATTATGGAAAGCATTGCTGCTTCTACTGATCGTGTTCAAATCTTCTCAGCTATCAAGCATCTTGTGGTCACAGGTAATGCCTTGCTATACATGCACAAGGATGGCATGAAGATGTATCCTCTCAACCGTTATGTGGTAGAGAGGGACGGCAACGGTAATGTGACTGAGATTGTAACTCGTGAGAGGGTCAATCGTAAGATGCTTGGTCCTGAGTTTGAAGCCCCTAAGTCTATGCAAAGTGTTGTAGACAGTAGTGTGGGCAGTAAGTTTGAAAAAGATGTAGATGTATTTACTTGTGTCAAACTAACTAAGAAGGGTTGGACTTGGTATCAGGAAGCTGATGATAAGATCCTACCTAACACCTATGGTAAAGCTCCAAAAGACAAGAGCCCCTGGTTACCACTCCGCTTCGTAACAGTTGATGGAGAGGACTACGGACGCTCTCGTGTTGAAGAGTTCCTAGGAGACCTACGCTCTCTTGAAGCCCTAATGCAGGCGCTTGTAGAGGGCTCTGCTGCAGCAGCTAAGGTGGTCTTTACTGTATCACCTAGCTCTACAACTAAACCTCAGTCCTTGGCTAATGCTGGCAATGGTGCTATCATCCAAGGGCGTCCTGATGACATTGGTGTGGTTCAGGTTCAGAAACAAGCTGACTTCCGTACTGCCTTTGACTTGGCTGGTGTGTTAGAGAAGCGTATCTCTGAAGCATTCCTCATTCTTAACGTAAGACAGAGTGAGCGAACCACAGCTGAAGAAGTTAGGATGACACAGATGGAACTAGAGCAACAGCTTGGAGGATTATTCTCTTTGCTGACTAGCGAGTTCCTCATTCCTTATCTAAGTCGTAAGATGCTGGACCTTACTAAGGCGAAACAGATTCCTGCCTTACCTAAAGGTCTTGTTCATCCTACGATTGTTGCAGGTATCAACGCTCTTGGCCGTGGTCAGGATCGTGAGTCTTTGATTCAATTTGTCACTACCATTGCTCAGACAATGGGACCACAAGCATTGGCTCAGTACCTCAACCCTGATGAAGCTATCAAGCGTCTTGCTGCTGCTCAAGGTATCGACATCCTTAACCTTGTCAAAGGTATGGAACAGATTCAAGGCGAGAAGCAACAAGCTATGCAACAACAGATGCAAGCTTCTATCGTTAATCAAACTGGACAACTCATGGGCACTCCGCTCATGGACCCATCTAAAAACCCACAGGCTGTTGAAGCTGTCACGTCTGCTACTCAAGGACTCCTTGGTGGTGGACAACAACAACAGCAACAACCACCTGGACCTGCTACTCCTCCCCCTGGTTAATTTAACTAGCACCTATGGCTATTAACATTGCATACGATCCATCTGATGATCCCGAAGCTATTGCAGCTAGGGAAGCTGAAGAGGCTGACAGCCTTGAAGTAGGCGAGAAGATGATCCAAGATCAGCAAGACTTACTTGCTGGTAAATATAAAAACGCTGAAGAACTTGAGAAAGCTTACCTTGAACTGCAACGTATGCAGGGTCGAGGTGAGGAAGATGATGATGATAGTGGAGAATATGAATCCGAAGAAGACGACACAGAGCAAGTAGAAGGAGACTTTGAACGCTATGATGAAGAAGGTTACGTCAACCAAGATGCTGTAGCTGAAGCTTACGGCGATGGTCTTGCAACAGCTTTTGCTGAAGCAAACATTGACCCTTGGGAAATGAATGACCACTTCTATGAAAATGATGGTACTATTACTGAGGAGATGTATGACCAGCTCAATGAAGCTGGCTTCTCTGATGAAACCATTGATGCTTACCTGGGTGGTCTTCGTAATGAACTAGGATATGATGATGCTGCTAGTGTTCTGTCTGAATCAGAGATTAGTGACATCAAAGATATTGCTGGTGGTGACGAAGGCTATGCTGAGGTAGTTCAATGGGCTTCAGAGAATCTCCCTGAAGAAGATGTACTAGCATTTGATGAAGTAATCAACACTGCTAATCAAGCTGCTGTCCGTTTTGCTGTTAAGGCATTAGTCGGTCAGTATGAAGACGCAGTGGGACGTACTCCTGAGCTAGTGACTGGTAAACAGTCTTCAACTGGCCAAGCATATCGTAGTATGGCAGAGGTTGTTCGTGATATGAATGATCCTCGCTATGACAATGATGATGCGTATCGCATGGATGTGATGCGTAAACTTGAACGCTCTAACATTAAAGTTTAATTAACCCAAAACAAAAACAAAACCATGAAAACAATCGCTATTTCCTCCGCACTACTCTTTGCTGCTGCTCCTGCAATCGCAGGCCCCTATGCCAACATTGAGAACAATGCTGGTTTTACTGGCTCTGACTTCCAAGGCCATGCTACAGACTTCCACGTTGGCTATGAAGGCAGCGGTGATGTAGGTAGCTGGGGCCTTCAAGCTGGTCCTACCTTGTATGTTCCTGATGCTGGTGAGCAAGAGACCAAACTGACTGGTAAGATCTTTGGTTCTGTCAACGCTAGTGAAAATGTATCTATCTATGGTGAGCTGTCAGCTGCCTTTGATGATGTCAATAGCTATGGCACCAAAGCCGGTGTAAAATACTCCTTCTAATGAAAGACAGCAAGGGTCGTCCGACCCGCAAAGCACTCGCTCTTCGCAAATGGAAATGTGACTAAGAAAAAGAAATCACGTAAAGACCTGACCATTTCTGCTTCTTTTGAAATCGGTCCTGGTCATAAAGGCGCTATGAAAGGTAAAAAGATCTACGATAAGGGTAAAGGAACAACTAACCCTAATGAAAGAGATACCTTTTTAAAAAAAGCTGGTCCACAATTACCTCTTGCTAAGAAAAAA